GAAAACAACGGCATCATCTCAGGCATCGACCACAGCATCAAGGTCAACGCCCTCGGCTCCAATGGGCTCCGCTTCCAGTCGAAGACAGGGATCGATTCCATCGACAAGGCGATGGAGGAGCATTTCACAGAGTGGTGCATCCCTCGAAACTGCGACATCACACGCCGTCAGCACCACAGCGACCACCAGAAGCTCATACTCGGCCAGCGCATGATGGACGGCGAGATCCTGATCCAGAAGAAGCTTACGAACGACAAGCGCCATCCGCTGAAGCTGCAGATGTTCGAGACGGACCGTTTCGACACGATGCCTATGAATTCAACGCAGGACGTTGTAGACGGCATCGAGGTGGATTCATACGGTGCGCCGCAGAAGTACCGCCTGCGCGACGGGCTGTTCAGCACCAAAAAGGTCGATGCAGCCGATGTCATCCATTATTTCAAGATGACGAATCGCTATACGCAGTACCGCGGCATCAGCGAATACAAGCAGGTCATTATCGATCTGCGAAACCTGGCCGGGTACAACTCTGCGACGATCCAGGCACTAAGAGCCCGGGCAGGGGTAGCATACGCCGTCGAGACAGATAACGCAGCAGGCCGTATCGCAGCACTCAGCAAGACTGCTGAATATGACCCAATCTACGACATCAACGGCGTCATGGTCCACTATCTGAACAAAGGCGAGAAGCTTGTATCGTTCGACCAGAACATCAGCGGCATTGAATACGGCGAGTTTATGCGCACCGCCATCCGCCTTATCGCCGTCGGCAGAAAAGTCAGCTACGAGCTGGCGTTCCGCGACTACTCCCAGGTGAACTTCTCTTCGGCACGCGCCAGCCTTATCCAGGACCACAAGCTCTTTTCGGAAGAGCAGTGGCATCTGGCGACCTACGTGCTCAACCCGCTCTACGAAGCGTGGCTCGACGCCAACGTGCTGGCCGGGAACATCAAGGGGCTCTCCCCGGATGCCTACTTCGCCGACAAAAATAAATTTGTAAAGCCGCGTTGGATCGCCCCGGCTCGCGAATGGGTGGACCCGCTCAAGGACATCAAGGCGTTTGTAGAAAAGTACAAACTCGGTGCTGCAACGCTCGGGAAGTTCGTTGCCGAAGGAGGAGAAGACCTCGAGGAAGTGCTTAACGAGCGCGAAAAGGAGAACGAAATGCTCAAAAAAGCGGGAATCTTGACAGAGGAGGAAGCCAATGCCTAAACCAAAGAGACTGGAAAAGCAGAAGCTGCTTGAAAACAACGTTGTTACGCGGGCCGTCATCGACCAGGAGTCGATCGACGAAGAGCAGCGCAGCGTCGAGATCCTGATCTCGACGGAGACGCCCATCCGCCGGACGGACTACTGGAGCGGCCAGACGTACGAAGAGGTGTTGCTCCACGGCAAAGAGAATGTCGACCTCACCCGCGCAGGAACGGCGAAGCTCCGCTGGATGCACGGCAGCGGCAAATACGGGGAACTTCCGCTAGGTCGCCTCGAAAACGTTCGACTTGAAGGTCAGGAACTGCGTGCGATCGCGCATTTTTCCGAAGCCAACCCCGATGCGGATATGTTCTGGCGGATGGTGCTCGAGGGGACCCTGACGGAGATTTCCGTCGGAGGTCGGAAGCTCGACGTGCGTATTACCGAGCGCGCCGGCGACGTGCCGCTCGTCGAAGTGGTCCGCTGGGAGTTCCAGGAAGCGTCCCTTGTGGACATTGGTGCCGACCCGTCCGCCGGGATCGGCCGTAGCGAAAACTCAAACGAAGGAGAAATCATGAACGAACTCGAAAAACTGCTCCGCCAGCTCGATGAGCTGAAGGCCAAAGGCGGTGACGAAGCCGCCATCCAACGCAAAATGGACGAGATCGATGCGGAGATCCAGCGGGTCAATGCCGAAAACACCGACCTGCAGCGCCGGGCGAACATCCAGACGCTTGTCAACGAAAACAATGGAGTCCTCGATGACGATGACGTCAAGCGTTTTCTCGAAGACAAAGAGGCGACGACTGAAACGGTCGCCCGCGCACTGCTCAGGGCGAAAACCGAACAGCAGGAAGATATGACCTTCCAGCGCGGCCAGCAGCAAAGCGGCGAAGCCGACATCAAGCGCGCCGTCGCCGACAGCCTGCTGATGCGCTTCGGAATCGAAGTCAAAGAGCCGCACCCCGACGCCGGGAACTACACCGGTGCGTCAATGCTCGAGATCGCACGGGCGATCACAGGCTACAGCGGCTTCAACCGCGACGAGCTGATCGAACGTGCGATGAGCACGTCGGACTTCCCGATCCTTCTCGGTAACGTTGCGAACAAGATGCTCGCCACGGCATTCGAAGAGGAGTCAGGGACATTCGACTCCTGGACCATGGCCGTTGACGTCAAGGACTTCAAGCAGGGGACGGCAGCCGCCATGAAGGCAGGCGGCCGCCTGAAGAAGGTCGCAGAAAACGGCGAGCTGAAAAACATCGAGTTCTCCGAAGAGGGCGAAGTGTTCAAACTCGAGACCTACGGCAACGAGTTCCGGGTCACGCGCCAGATGCTGATCAACGACGACCTTGGAGCGTTCAAGAACATCATCGACGAGTTCGGACGCATGGCGCGCCGCACGGCGAATGGACTTGTCTATGACTTGCTGCAGGGCAAGGGCGACTTCGCATCCTACACGATGAGCGACGACAAGGCGATCTTCGAAGCATCAAACCACAAGAACTACGACGCGTCCGGCGCAGCGCTCTCATCTACGACGCTGACGGCTGGGCGCACGAAGATGCGCCGCCAGACGGATAAAGAGGGCAACAAGCTCAACATCGCTCCGAAGTTCCTCCTGGTCGCTCCTGAGCAGGAGACGGTCGGCCGCCAGCTGCTGACCAGCGAAGCGGACCCGAGCGCATCACACAGCGGCGTGGCGAACCCGCACCGCAACTCCATGACGCTGATTATTGATTCCGAACTCGACGCGGTACCGTGGTACCTGGCAGCAGACCGCCGTACCATCAAGGTGCTCTACCTGCAGGGAACAAACCGTCGCCCGATCGTCCGCGAAAAGCAGCGCGATCTTACCGGCGTCACGTTCGAGTGCGTCTTCGACTTCGGTCTGTACGCGGAAGACTACCGCGGTCTTTACAAAAACGCCGGCGAATAAGCCGGTGAACCCATAAAAGGAGAAAATCATGGCTAAAGAAGCAATCCTCTACCAGAACGGTGATCGTGTCGACCATACATGCGCCGCGGCAATCGACGTCGGAGAAGTAGTTCCCATCGGGACGACAATGATCGGCATCGCCAGCACGGCAGGGCTCACAGGCGAAGAGATCGCGTTGGAAGTTGAAAAGGTGTGGCAGGTCACAGCGGCTACAGCCGATGCCATCGCAGCGGGCGATCTGCTCTACTTCGACACGACGAACCGCGTCCTTACGACGACCTCTACCGACAACGTCCGTGCTGGACGCGCACTGAGCGCGAAGGAAGCGGCGGCTGCGGGTTCGGTCTACATCAAGATCAACGCCGCGTAAGGGGGCCGTTATGTTCGTTGAACTGACCAAATCCGAAAGGTACCGCGGAATAGATCGCGAGCCGGGCGAGATTATCGAATGCAGCGGCGCCCTTGGCGACCGTCTGGTGCTCGGCGGCCACAAACGCTCTACCGCTTCCGCCTTCGAAGCGCAGCGGAAAGGCATCGAGCTGCTTTCCGACGAAGCGATCGATGCGCTCGACTACAAAGATCTGCAGGCGCTCGTTAAAGAGCATGAGGTCGAATCGGAAGGCAAAAGCGCCGATGACTACAAGGCGGCCCTGAAGGCGTTCTACGCTTCGAAGCGGGAGGGACAGTAATGAAAGTCACCGTCCTGATCACCAAAAACTACCCCGGCCTGAAGCTGGTCAAGGGGAGGGAAACGGATATCCCGGATGACCTGGCGGCAGATCTCATCCCCAGGGGCATCGTCAAGGCATCCCCTAAGAAGCGCTCACCCGCCAAGGCCGAACAGTGAGCTTTTCAGAGATGGCCGCGGACGATCTCCCCGGGATTTATGAAGCGTTAGGAGAGTCGGCCGTGTTTAGCATCGGCGGCGAAGAGGTCCCGGACCTCTACGTCATCCCCGATGACGACATGATGGTCGAGTACGCGGAGTTCGACCTGTACCGTGCCATCGCTTCTCAAGTGCCCGGGGTCGCCGCCGGCGACACGATCACAGTCGGCGGCGC